GAGATAACGTCAGAAACCCCATTTTTAAAACAATATTATGGCAGGTATAAAAAAGACTGATTTTTCAGCAATTAAAAAGAAGTTCTCAAAAGAGGCAGAATATAAACCAGATCGTTTCTTTGATTTGGGTGATGCTTTCTTAGATGCGTGTGGTATTCCAGGTCCCGCAATGGGACATATCAATATGTTATTAGGACATAGTGATACAGGTAAAACTACAGCACTTGTAAAAGCTGCGGTTGATGCACAAAAGAAAGGAGTGGTACCTGTATTTGTTATTACCGAACAAAAATGGAGTTGGGATCATGCGGAATTAATGGGATTCAATAAAGACGGAGATTATCTTTTTAATAGTGATTTTGAATATATCGAACAAATTACAGAATATATCAATGAACTATTAGATGCACAAGAGAAAGGAGATTTACCTCACGATTTATTAATCTTATGGGATTCAGTAGGTTCGGTTCCATGTAAAATGACTTATGATGGTAAAGGGGGTAAACAACACAATGCGTCGGTATTAGCTGACAAAATTGGAATGGGTATCAACCAACGTATATCAGGTTCAAGAAGAACAGATAAACCTTATACGAACACGTTAATCATTGTAAACCAGCCTTGGGTAGAATTACCTGATAATCCTTTCGGACAACCAAAGATTAAAGCAAAAGGTGGAGAAGCAATTTGGTTAAATTCAAGTATCGTATTCTTATTTGGTAATCAAAAAGGTGCAGGAACAACTAAAATCTCTATTACAAAAGATAAGAGAAAAGTTAAAATTGCAACAAGAACAAAAATCTCTATTATGAAAAACCACATCAATGGTTTAGGATATGAGGATGGACGTATCTTGGTTACATCACACGGATTTATGCCAGGTAGAGAAGATGCTGAAGAGAAGAAATCTATCGAGGAATATAAAAAAGAAAGTGGTGATTACATCAGTAAGATGTTAGGTGTTAATGTTACAGACATCGCAGACGTAGAAGTTGTAACAGAAGAAAGTGATCTTTAAATTTAACGAATGTCGGTTTTACTTGTTGATGGTGATAATCTATTAACTATTGGTTATTACGGGGCGAAGAATGTTTTTTTCAAAGGGAATCACATCGGTGGTATCTACCACTTTCTTAACACCTTAAGAAGATCTTTTGATGAGTACCAATTAGACAAGATTGTTGTTTTTTGGGATGGTCAAGAAGGATCACAAAGTAGAAGAAAGATTTACGCACATTACAAGGAAAATAGAAGACAGAGAGTTAGAACAGAAGAAGATCTACAATCTTATTTATATCAGAGAGATAGAATCAAACAATATCTCGAGGAGTTATATGTCAGACAAGGAGAATTTGAGTATTGTGAGACTGATGACAACATCGCTTACTATACTCAAAACTCACCTGACGAAAGAAAAATTATTTATTCATCCGACGGAGATTTAATACAACTCGTCTCAGAAAACACACAAGTTTACAATCCTTCACACAGGAAATTATATTCACAGAACGATATAATCATTTACGATCACGAAGAAATCCCAATTGAGAATGTTCGTTTAGTTAAAATGATATGTGGTGACTCTTCAGATAACATTGCAGGAATAAGAGGAATGGGACTTAAAAGATTATTGTCTTTAATCCCTGAACTAAGAAATCAACCAATTACGGTTGAACAGGTTAAAGAAAAATGTAACCTATTATTTGAACAAGACAAACACAATAAGTTAATTACTAATTTATTGACAGGTGTAACAAAACACGGGGTTCTCGGTGAGGAATTCTTCGACGTAAATTATAGGATTGTAAGTTTAGATGTTCCTTTCTTAACAGATGATGCAAAACAAATAATTGATCTTTTAATAAGTGAGTCATTAGACCAAGAAGGTAGATCATATAAAAACGCAATGAAGATGATGACAGAAGATGGTCTATTTACCGTCTTACCCAAATCAGAAGACGCATGGATAAACTTTTTAAACCCTTTTCTTCGATTAACAAGAAAAGAAAAAAATATAAACAACAATAAAACAAAAACAATTAAAGTAAGACCCTATGAGTAGAGATTACCAAAACCAAGACAACATAACCAAATTTGAGTTCTTGTTGTCATTAGATGGACATATCGTATGTCAAAGATTTTTTAACGTCAGAGATCATGTTGACCAATCTAGACGTTCATTAGACCTTCATTATTATATAAAAAATATTTCTGAAGATTTTATGGAAGATTTAAAAATAAAAAGTTCCAACTATCTATGTGAGAATCAAAACTATATCCTTAATACAGAGGTTGTGGATGAGTCGGCAACACTAGAAAAAGAACATTTTTTATTAGAAATTAAGCTAGGTGAGGATGTATTTATTCAAAGACAATTCCCCGCATATCTTTACCATCCAAAGGCTAGATACACGGTAGATATTCGTCCAAGATTGAAGAGAATTTTGTCAGATTTGACAGACATTTTGTCTTCAGAAGAATTGGAGACAAGTTATTTAGGACACGAATTATAAGAAAAAACAATATATAATAAACACTATGGAAGAAAGGAATTTTGGGTATTTGGGATTTTCGTTTCAACAATCCCTTATTAAAGCGATCATTGAAGATAAGAAGTACGGAGAAACAATTATTGATGTATTAGACAGTAAATTTTTTGATAATAACTCTTTTAGATTCATTATGGAAAATACAAAGGAGTTGTATAAGAATTATAATAAAATTCCTGATTATAATACATTGGCACAGAAAATCATGGCTGAAGGTGGTAACAAAGATTCCTCTAAAATTCACGTAGACACATTAGAAGCAATTAAAAACAATGAATCTCAAATTGAGTATGTTAAAGATACAGCGCTTAATTTCTGTAAACAACAAAACTTGAAAAGAGAGTTAAAAAGTGTACAGAGTATTATTGAAAGTGGTGAATTTGAGGCATATAATAAAATTGAACAAATCATTCAAAAGGCATTACAAGTTGGTATTTCAAATGATGAAGCGACGGATGTATTTCATGATATTGATGGAGCGTTAGAAAAGGACTTTAGACACCCATTACCGACAGGTATTGTGGGAATCGACAACTTACTTAAGGGTGGGTTAGGGATCGGAGAATTAGGGGTTGTATTGGCTCCTACAGGTACTGGTAAAACTACCTTACTTACTAAGTTTGCTAACACCGCATATAACTTAGGTTATAACGTTGTACAAATTTTCTTTGAGGACAATCCAGGTAATATCAAAAGAAAACACTATACGATTTGGACTGAAATTGCACCTGATAGTCAACCTGAATTTAAAGAAGAAGTAAAAGCTAAAGTAGAGGAAGCTCAAGCTAAATCTAAAGGTAGTTTAAAGTTATTAAAATTGGCAAGTGATAATGTTACAGTTTCTGAGATTAAAAATAAAATCAGAAAGATGAATTCTGACGGAACTAAAAAAGTTGATTTATTGGTAATAGATTATGTTGATTGTATATCAACTGATAAATCTACAAATGGTGAAGAATGGAAAGGTGAAGGTTCTATTATGAGAAGTTTAGAATCGATGACAGGAGAATTTGAAATGGCAATATGGACGGCAACACAAGGTAACCGTGAGTCAATTTCAAGTGAAGTGGTAACTGGAGATCAAATGGGTGGATCAATTAAGAAAGCACAAATTGCTCACGTTATAATATCTATTGGTAAAACATTAGAGCAAAAAGACCATAACTTGGCAACACTTACATTATTAAAATCTCGTATTGGTAGAGATGGTGTTGTATTTCAAAACTGTAAATTCAATAACGAGTTTCTTCTTATTGATACAGAGTCTCAAAGTACATTATTGGGACATGAAGAACAAAAAATTCAGATAAATGCTAACAGAGCCGCAGAAGCATTTAAAAGGAGACAACAAGTGGCAGGAAAGTAATTAATAAAACAAACATAAAAGAAAAAAGAACAAATGCAGAAAGGTAAAAAATTTCTGAGTGACTTAAAGTTACACTCAGACTATTTCAAATGGAAGGAAGATGAAAAAAGATACGAAACGTGGGAAGACGCGTGTGAGAACATAATTGACGGACACAGAAAAAAATATGTGGATTATACTGAGGCAATTGAACCATATTTACAATCTGCTGTTGAGAGTATGAAAGATCAAGCAGTATTAGCATCACAAAGAAACTTACAATACAGACATGAACAAATCATGAAACATAACACGAGAATGTTTAACTGTACATCAGGACACATTGCTCGTAATAGAGTATTCCAAGAGATTTTCTATTTGGCATTATCTGGTTGTGGATTCGGTGGAGGATTAT